GATATCTCATTTTTGTACAAGCAAATAAAAGTATTGATTACTTTAAACAAGCAGTTGCATTGTCTATGAGTATAAAATTACATAATAAAAACGCAAATGTGTGTTTAATGACGAATATTAGTGTACCTAATGACTCAAAAAAATATTTTGATAGCATTATAGGTATACCAGGTGATGATTATGCAGAAGATAGTATATGGAAAGTGGAGAATAGATGTAAAATTTATAATGCATCTCCATATAATGAAACAATGGTACTTGATGCTGATATGTTAGTTTTAGAAAATTTAGATCATTGGTGGAAATTTTTAGATAACTTTGATTTGTATTTTACGTCACAAGTAAAAACATACAGAGACCAACTTGTGACATCTGATTTTTATAGAAAAGCATTTACGAAAAATAATTTACCAAATTTGTATTGTGGTATGCATTATTTTAAAAAAACAAAAAATAATTTTAAATTTTTTGCTTTAGTAGAACATATAGTAAAAAATTATGACGTATATTATAAAAGATTTACTCCTATGAATACACAAAAATGGTGTAGTATGGATTTATCTGTGGCAATAGCTAGTAAATTAGTTAATAATGTTAACAATATAACTTCTAAAGTAAGTTTTTTAACATTTACACACATGAAACCACGTATACAAAATTGGAAATATAAACCTAATGCTTGGATGTCTTATGTAAACCCTTATGTGGATGAAGATTGTAGTTTAAAAATAGGAAATTATAAACAAAACGGAATATTTCATTATGTAGATTCTAAATTTTTAACAAATGAATTATTTCATAAATTGGAGAGCAAATGCAAAGACCTGATTTAACATTTACACCTATTATGAAAGAACAAAAATGGTATTTTAATTTTAATAAAGATACAGGACAAGTACTTAATTGTGGCGTTATTAAAAAAGGAAACTCTATAGAAGTTTCAGAGTCATTGGGGCATGATATTGCTAATGGATTAAAAAATTTATCGCAATATATTGTAATTTTAGAAGATGGAAAATACATTGTTAAGTCTAAAAATGAAATGGAAGGAATAAAATATGAAATTTCAGCTCCTGATAAGATAGAAAACAAAAATGTATACAAAATAGAGCCTAATAATGTAAATGATAAAATTTCATTTAAACTAGATATGAAAAATAAACAATGGAATATTGGAATTAATGAAAATTTAGGAAAAGAAATAGCAAATACTTTAGATATGTCAAAAGATATAGTTTTAGATTTTTATGTTACTGAAAAAGATGATGCTAATATATTAGATTATATATTGCCGGTTAATTTAAACAATTTAATTAAACAGAAAACACTTACAATGGATCATAAAAGTAATAATGTTCCTTCTTTGTATTGTAGAAAAATTTATGATTGTAGCTATGAGGTAATTAATGGATAGAATTAAAATTCAAGATTGTGATTTAGTATTTTTAAGCTATGATGAGCCTAATGCTGAAAGAAATTATGCGGATTTAAAGAAAAAATTTCCTTGGGCTAAAAGAGTACATGGTGTAAAAGGATTGGATGCGGCTCATAAAGCCTGTGCAGATGTATCTGATGTAGAAAGATTTGTTACAATAGATGGTGATACTATTGTGGATAAAGATTTTCTTAATGTTGAAATAGATTTAAAAGCATTAGGCGTAGATGATTCGTATATGTTTAGCTGGTGTGGTAACATTGACTTAAATGGATTAAAATATGGTAATGGTAGTTTAAAATTATGGACAAAAGACTTTGTTAAAAATATGAAAACTCATGAAAATCATGATGGCAAAGATAAAAATTCAGTAGAGTTTTGTCATTTTCCAAATTATTATCAGTTTAATGAAAACTATTCTACAAGTTATATTAATACTAGTCCTTTACAAGCCTGGAGATCAGGTTTTAGAGAAGGAGTAAAAATGAGTATTGATAAAAATACTAGAGCTCCTAATTTAAAAAATTTATGGTGGCAAAATTATCATAGATTATTAGTGTGGATGACTGTAGGTGCAGATGTAGAAAATGGTTTATGGTCAATATATGGAGCAAGGATGGGCTGTCATAAAGTTGTTTGTACTGACTGGGATATAAATCAAGTAAGAGATTTTGAATATCTTGCATCAGAGTGGTCTCCTAGTTTAAGAAAAAAAGAAACAGGTAATAAAAAACTTCCTAAACACTCTACATTAAATGAAGCAGAATTAATGGCTGAAATAATAAAATTAGGACATGATATTAGAAATAGAGAAGAAATAGAGTTACCTGTATTACCATTATCAACAGAACAAAGTAAGTTTTTTAAATCTGTGTATATGAATAGTCCAAGAATTTTTAAAAAAAGGAAACTATAATGTATGATATTGTTTTTATAAGCTATAAAGAAGTTAATGCTGATAAGCACTTTAACGAATTATACGATAAGTTTCCTATAGTTCAAAGAGTAGATGGTGTCAAAGGTATACATCAAGCACACAAATTAGCCGCAAGTAAATGTTTAACAAAAATGTTTTGGGTCGTTGATGGTGACGCTAAAGTATTAGAGGATTTTAACTTTGATTTTATGCCTGAAAAAAGAAATGAAAATGTTGTACACGTTTGGAGAAGTAAAAACCCAGTGAATAATTTAGAATATGGTTATGGCGGAGTAAAACTTTTACCTCGTAGATTAACTTTAGAATTAGATGAAAACACAACTGATATGACAACTAGTATTAGTAATAGATTTAGAGCAATGGAACAAGTATCTAATATTAGTATTTTTAATACAAATGAATTTAATACTTGGAAGTCAGCATTTAGAGAGTGTGTAAAATTAAGTAGCAAAGTTATTGATAGAGGTGACGATAAAGAAACAGATAGTAGATTAAATGTGTGGTGTACTGTTGGTAAGGACAAACTTTATGGTGAGTATTCTATTAAAGGTGCGTTAGCAGGAAAAGAATATGGTTCTGCTAATAAAGGTAACCAAGAAAAGTTAAAATTAATTAATAATTTTGAATGGCTAAAGGAACATTATGAGCATACCGTTTAATGATATAGTTAAATTTGGACAAAGAACTATGTTGGAACAAAATGTGTTCTCTGTTAGCTGGATTCTTGGAAGATTTTGTAATTATGATTGTAGCTATTGTTGGCCATATGCTAAAAGTAAAGTTTTAGATCATAGACCATTACAACAATATCAGAATACTATGAAAGAAATTAAAAGACAAGCAGGAGAAAATGGATTTAATAAATTTCATTTTAGTTTTAGTGGTGGTGAACCAACAACTTATAAGGGTTTAATAGAATTATTAGAATATTATTCCGATCCTGCTAGTGAATATCTTAGTGTTCATATGACAAGTAATTGTAGTCCCGGTCTTAAATGGTGGAGTCGTTGGTTAGATGCAACATATCCTTTGGATCGTAGAAGTATTACAGCAAGTTTTCATGCAGAATTTTCTAATGAGGAAGATTTCGGAAATAAATTAAAATTTTTACAAGAGAGAGGTGTGTTAATAACAATTAATCAAGTAATGGTTCCTGATAGATGGAATGAATACTTTGATAGATGTAAAAGATTTAGAGATAAAGGATTAAATGTAACCCTTAAACCTCAAAGTAATGATACAGCAAGTTTTATTGTAGATGGTTATACAGAAGAACAAATTGATATATTGCAAAAAGAAATGGATCATGAAGCAAAACAAGTAATATTATTTGATATGTTGGGAAAACAATATGAAATAGACCAAGCAGAAAGGCTTAATGCATTTGGATTTAATAAATTTAAAGGTTGGAGTTGTAGTGCAGGATATCAAAGTTGTATAATTAGAGAACCGGGAGGAGAAATTAAAAGAGGTTATAGTTGCCATGACGAACCACTAGGAACAATAGATGGCGGTTTTAAATTATTTAATAAACCTAAAGTTTGTATTACACCAACGTGTGTAAGTTCAGCAGATTCTAAAATACCAAAGGAAAAAAATGAAACTTGACAATTATAAGTGTGTAGTAACAAAAGGTAAAAAAGAAGTAGTGTGGCATTATAGCCTACCATATAAAATGATATTAGAAGAAGTTGATCAACATTATAAAGAAGGTGCTGACGCAGTAGAATTAGAAATGATAACACAAGAAGAGTTTAATGCTCTTTTACCGAAGGAAGAAGATGTATAATTATTCGCAAATAAAAGATGTGCATTTAGAAATTACTAGTAAATGTCAAGCTAGATGTCCTATGTGTCCTAGAAGAATAGGTGGAGGACCTTTAAATCCATTAATACATCTTGTAGAAATTAATTTAGATACATTTAAAAAATGGTTTCCTACTGAATTTTTAATTCAGTTAGAAAGTTTATTCATGTGTGGTAATTTAGGAGATCCAATAATTGCACAAGATACTTTAGAAATTTATCGATATATTAGAAGTATTAATCCAAAAATTAGATTAGCTATGCATACAAACGGTAGTGCTAGAGATCCAGAATGGTGGGAGGAGTTAGCCAAAGAAAAAGTAAAAACAACTTTTGGTATAGATGGTTTAGCAGATACCCATCATCTTTATCGTGTTTCAACTAATTGGGAAAAAATAATTACAAATGCAAAAGCATTTATTAAAGCAGGCGGCTTTGCAAAATGGCATATGTTAGTTTTTAAACATAATGAACATCAAGTAGAAGAATGCCAAACAATGAGTAGGGAATTAGGTTTTAAATCTTTTAGTTATAAACACACATCAAGATTTAAAAGTGATAAATTTCATGTTATAGATGAAATGGGAAGAACAACACACATATTAGAACCAAGTAAAAAGAGTTTTGAAATGATAGATAAAATAAAAGAAGCAAAAATAACTCCTTGTGCAATAGATTGTAAAGCTAAAAAATATAGTCAAATATATATTTCTGCAGATGGTACTGTTAGTCCTTGTTGCTGGTTAGACTTGCGATGGACAATACCTACATCAGATGCAAGAGTAGATTATATGGATCAAATAGGAGAATTTGCTAATTTACATAATAAATCTTTAAAGGAAATTTTTGATTCACAATTTTTTAGAAAAATAGAAGCCACATGGACAAACAAACCTTTAATAGAATGTTCAAAACAATGTGGAAAATTTGATAGATTAGGAGAGCAATTTGAAACTCAATATTAAAGATGTGCTGTATTGGATGGATGCTATTAGAGGATCTAACGACAAATATAAAACTTTAGAAAGTTTTTGGAAGGGACAAATATCTAGTAAAGTTTGGTTAATTGAGCAACTTAATGATATAATTAAGCCGGTCAATGCAAATGTTCTTGTGTGCGGAGGTTGGTATGGTGTAATGGCTACATTATTATTCAATAGTAATATTAAAGTTAATAATGTTAGAAGTATTGATATTGATCCAGGATGTAAACCAATTGCACTTAATATGAACAAACATTATGAAATTAATGGAAAATTTAAAGCAGAAACTTGTAATATGTTAGATTTTAAAAATTATAAAGATTATGATATTATTATTAATACAGTGTGTGAACATATGTCTTGGGATCAATATTATAAATGGTTGGAGAATATACCTAAAGATAAATTAATAATTTTACAAAGTAATAATTTTATAGAACATAAAGAACATATTAGTTGTGTATTTTCTGTAGAAGCTTTTAAAGAAAAATGTGGGTTAACTAATATTTTATATTCAGGTAAGTTGGAATTACCCAAATATGAAAGATATATGGTGATAGGAAAAAAGAATGGCGTATAAATTTGAAGCATTAACAAAAAAGAAATCTAAAATTGTGTTTATTTGTTTAGACACTATGTATAAGATTCAAAGAACGTGGACTAAAGAGTTAATTAAAAATATTGCAGATTTCCAAGTGCAAAATATTACTAGTAATGGTTATGACTTATTAACTGCAATAACAGAAGAAAATGGATTAAAACAATGTGAAAAAGATTATGATTATGCAGTAGTATATACAGTAGACACAGAATTTGATCTAGGATTTTTTAAACATTTAGAAGATTTAGTTAAAACAGATTTCTTTATAGCAGGACATATACTAGATAGAAAAGATGGTTATTACGAACTTCATGAACAATGCTATGTTATTAATTTAAAAAAATGGATTGAAAATGATTATCCAGATATAGGTGCAGAAGTAGAAAATGAAAAACACTTAAAAGCTGTGCCTATTAGAAGTGAAGAAAATTATCATGATAATCATACACCACTTTGGATTAAACCTGGTAATGAAATGGTAGAGTATAAAGATAAATGGCATGGTTGGAATATAATTAGTACTGCTTTAGACAATGACGAAGATATAATAATATTTGATCAGAAAATAAGAGATAGTAAAAAATGTTACTATGCTGATTTAGATTCAGAATTTCAAGATAACAGTCAAAGAATATATCAAAAATATAATTTTGCCGCAAATAGACTTTATTATCCTACTAATACAAATAAAGTTCAGAATGTTAATATAAAAGGACCTATTTCTCAATTAATAACTCCTGCTAGTGGATTTAATTGGTTGTTATATTTAGACAAATATGGTTATGATGAAAATACTGAAGTTATATTTTATGATTACAATCCTAATGCAATATGGTATATGAAAGAAACAATTAATAAGTTTAATGGACATGATTATCATAAATTTTTAAAAGACCTTGTAAAAGATAAAGCACCTGACTGGTTTCAAACTAAACAAGAAATTGCTACTAGATTCGGTAAAGCCGCTAAATTGTGGCATATAAAAGATAATGTAAAAATAAAATTCGTTCAATGTGATTTATTAAATGAATTTAATATAGATATTAACAATGATGAAAATACAATTTTTAATATTAGTAATATTTTTGCTTATGCTCCTACAGTAGCTTTTATGACTGCTAAACTAAGATTAGAAAAAGAAAACAAATTATTGCGTATATTAAAAGAAAAAAGTCCTAAAATACAATTAATAGTTTCAGTTCATGCTTGGGATGGTTTGGCAGACTACGAACGACATACAGGACCAGTAGAAAAATTTGACGAAATGAATCTTGAAAATTTAAAAGCACCACTGTGGAGATTTGGTGAAGATTGGAAAAATTTAGATGAAAAATAAAAGTTGTACGTTTTGTATGCACCCTTTTACAGGTCTTGCTACTAGAGAAGATGGAGCAATTAAAATATGTTGCAGAAGTCTTCCTATTGGTAATATTAAAAATGAAACTTTAGAAGAAGTGTGGAACGGTGAAAAAATGCGTGAAGTTAGACGTCAAGTATTAAATGGAGAACGTCCTGATGTATGTAAACCGTGTTTTGATTTAGAAGATCAAGGAGTGCAAAGTTTACGTCAACGACATATAAGTGATGTTATACCGGAATCAAGAGTTAATCTTTATCCTAATGCACTTGATAGTCTTTCTAAAGATATGACAATGCCATTTGAATTACCTACGATAGAAATTAAAATTAATAATTTATGTAATTTAAAATGTCGTATGTGTAATCCATTAGACAGTACACAATGGAAAGATTGGAATAGCATAGTAGAACATTATAAAAAAGAAGACAATTATCTTGTTAAAGCAGTAGAAGAATTAGGTCTTACAAAAGCACCATATGTTGGATTATTTGATAATAAAAAAGAATGGTGGGATAGTTTAAGAAAATTATTACCACACTTTAGACGAGTAGAATTTGCAGGTGGTGAACCATTAATGGATCCTATGCATTATAAAATCTTAGATCTTTTAAGTGAAAACGGAAAAAATATAGAAATAAAGTATGCAACAAATGGTACAGTGCTAGGAATAAAAGGAAGATGGATTAAAGACTATTGGCCCAAATTTAAAAGTGTAGCTGTAAATGTTAGTATAGATGGTTTAGATGAAGTATATGAATATGTAAGAAGTAATGGAAAGTTTCAAGATGTTGTAGATAATGTTAGATTTATGAAAAATATACCAACAGTAAGTAGAATTGTAGGAGCATTTACAGTACAATCTAACAATATAATGCAAATAGACAAAGTAATTGATTATTTTTTAAACAAATTAGAAATTGTATTTTATAGTCATAGAGTACAATACCCAAGAGCCTTAAGTGCCCAAGTATTGCCTAAAGAATTAAAAGATAAAGTTATAGCAAAATTAGAATTAATGAAAGATAAAGTTAAAGAATATAGGTTAGTTAAAGAACATCCTATATTAGAAAAAATTACTTTACAACAAATTCAGGATAATATTAACTTTCTTAAAGCAAGAGATTTAAACAAGTATTGGAAAGATTGTGTAGATTTTAATCACAGATTAGATAAAACAAGAAATCAAGGACCTCTTGAAAAAGTTATTCCGGAGTTTGCTCCATATGTATAAAGTAGAACATTTATATAAAGATGTACGACAAAGTACTAAAATAGAATGGAACTTGGGTAAAAGATGTAACTATGATTGCAGTTATTGTCCTGCAGAAATTCATGATAATTTTAGTGAACATACTGACATAGATATACTTAAAAAGACTGTAGATATTATTTCTACGTTAAAGAAACCTAGAATAAGTTTTACAGGAGGTGAACCTTGTGTACATCCAAAATTTACAGAACTTTTAGAATATGCAAAACCAAAAGTTACATGGATAAATGTAACCACCAACGGTACCAGAACAGCCGAGTATTACCAAAATCTTTTGGACAATTATCTTAACCATATTGTGTTTAGTTTACACTTCGAATATGATTGGAATAAAGTCGTAGAAACAATAATAAGGGCAGTTAACAGCTCAGTTAATAAGAATGCTCTTGTACACGTTATGATGCTTCCAGGCTCGTTAAAAGACGTGCAAGACGCTTGTAGACGCCTTTTAAATGGTAATATAAAGTTTAGTTTACGTCCGATTCGTTGGACCAAACAGCACGACATTTTTGAAGATATGAATCGGTATAGTGAAGAAGAAAAGAAGTTTTTGAAAATCCAAAATCATAATCCACCACATAACACTTTGGTAGACGAATCCAAAACTTGTAATGTAAATGATATGTTAATTTTGAAAACTAATAAATTTAAAGGTTGGCTTTGTAATGCAGGTTTGGAAAGTTTAATGATTAATTGGGACGGTGATGTGCATAGAGCAACTTGTAGAGTAGGTGGCAGTATAGGTAACATTTATAAAGGAACATTTCAAATTCCAAAAGATCCTATTGTATGTACAAGGGAATGGTGTACGTGTGCCGCAGATATAAATTTAACAAAAATAAACAATGACAATAAAGAAAATAACATATAAATTTCCTCAATTATTAAGTGTTTTAAATATTGAATGGACTTTAGGTAATACTTGCAATTATAATTGTTCATATTGCTTGCCTATGTTACATAATAATTCATTTCCATGGATTAATTTAGAAAAAAGTAAAAAGTTTATAGATAAATTACATAATCATTATACTGATATGGGTATTACACATTTTATTTGGAAATTTGGCGGAGGAGAGCCTACTCTTTATAAAGATTTTTCTAAACTATGTGAATACATTAATCAAAAAGAAAATAATTTAATAATACCTATAACAAACGGTAGTAGAAAAATGGATTGGTGGCGAGATAATTATAAAAATTTTTTTGCAGTACATTTTAGTATTCATCCTGAATTTACAAAACCTGAACATATTAGAGATGTGTGTGACTTTTTAATAGAAAATAAAGTAGATAGTATTTGTCACGTAATGATGAAACCCGATGAGTGGTCTAAATGTATGGATATAATAAATGTATTAAAAAATAGTAAAAGAACCGAATGGGGAATTCAAGCTAAACCATTACACCAAACATGGGAAACGGATACTGCAAGTGAAAGAGATTTATATCCTTATACAGAAGAACAAAAACAAATATTCAACGGTATGATTAGAGATCAAGAAAGAGTTAATGAAAAAGTAGATACTAGATTTAATAGAGATATGTATATGTTAGATGATGATCAAACATATGACTTTGATCCATATTGGGCAGTAGCAAATGATATTGTTGACTGGCGGGGTTATAATTGTAATGCTGGTATAAACAGAATTTATATTAATTATGATAAAAGAATGTATTTAGGAGCAGGGTGCAGAGTTTTATCCGAAGGTTTTACAGGTAAAAAATATGATGAAGATTTTAATTTTCCAACAACTAGTGTTGTTTGTAATCAAGAAAGGTGTGTATGTATAGCGGACATTCAGGTGCCAAAAATAAAATAGGTTACTTTGGCGATAGTTTTATTGCACATCCTTTTAAAGATAACTGGATGGGTGCATTAGCTGATTTAGTAGATGCAGAAATTATAAATTCAGGAGTTAGTGGTTCTAGTTATTGGAGTGCTGTTATGCATTTTACAAAAAACTTTGATAAATTTAAAGATTTAGATTATTGTGTATTTGCTTGGACTGATCCTTTTAGAATATATCATACAAAAGGAGATTTTAGTCCACCTAGTGCTTATCAAGGTTCTAGTAAAAGACATAAAGCCGCTCAAATGTATTTTGAAGAATTAGTAGATTGGAATAAAGAAAGATTAAATTTTCAAACTGTTGCTTATTGGTTAGACCATGAATATTTGTCAAAGATGAAAGGAAAAATTATACATTTATGGAGTTTTGGAAATACTAAAGTAGAACCTTGGAGTAAAGCAGAATTAAAAGACATTGATTATTTGTATACTTGGAAACACGGAAAAGAAATAAGAAAACCTTTGTATTATATTAGTTGTAGAACAGATCCAAAAAGAGCGTGGTGCGAAGAAAATTTACCGTTTTTACAAAATTTATTTTCTTTTAGAATTAACCATATGGGACCAGATGGTAATAATGAAGTTTTTAATCTTATAAAAGATGTGCTAGTTCAGGAAAAATGGATCTAGCATCTAATCCTCTTATAGCATCTAGTTTAGTAACATATTCTTTAAAGCCTGGAAGTAAATGGCTATTATCTTTTTCGTCCATGTGTTCCATTACAGCCTCCCAACGTTTCCAACCATAAGGATTATGTTTCCAAAACTCATCATCTTGTCTATAATTTTTCCATAACCAATCTTTAAATTCTGCATAACGTTCACGAACTTCTTGTTTATCTTCTTTAGGTAATATTTGAATACTTAAAAATGTTGGTATGTATAGCAAGTGCATATTAACTAATCCACCACCCATTTGTGTACCACCAGGTACAGTTCCTAAATTAAGTTTTTTAAATTTAGATTCTACTTTCCATTTCATAAAGTCTGGTAAGTGTTTTACATTAAAAATTTGTATAGCAGTTGCTAAACTTGTTTGTATATTATCAGGTGTATTGTCTAGCATACGAAGATTTTTTTCAACAGTATTCCAGTTAGTAGGAAAACGTATGTATTCATCTCGTTGATAACAAGCGTCCATACTAATTGCAAATTTAACTTTTTTAAATTTACTCCATAATTCAATTAAATCTTCATCTACTAATATACCATTTGAATTATAACGTAATAAGATTTTATCTTGATAACCTTGGCGTACAATTTCTTCAATAAACGTTTTATGTTCTTTAATCATTAAAGGTTCGCCAC